GCGCTCAAGCTCAGGGAGAAGGGAAAGGCCCTCACCGAGAGCCTGCGCACGGCCGAGGAAGCCTACAAGGCCGAACTTGCGGAGCTGAAAACTTCTGGCGGAGGGCGCGATCAGTCAGGAGACCTTTGCCCGTGCCACGGAAGATGCATACGATCGCACGCTGAGCGCCAGCCGGGAGTGGTCGGCCGGTGTCACCCGGGCGCTTCGGGACTATGGCAGGGAAGCTAGCGATGCGGCGCGGCAGTTCGAGGATGTCACGTCGAGCGCCCTGAAGGCCTCCGAGGACGCCTGGGTCGAGTGGGCCCGGACCGGCAAGCTGTCGGTCGCGGACTTCTTCTCGACGCTGGAGGAGGCCGCGCTCCGGGCCGCCTATCGACTTCTGATCTTCAAGCCCATGGAGACCTTTCTCGAGGGGCTGATCGGAAGCGTCAGCTTCGACTTCTTTGGTTCGTCGGGTGGCTCGTCCACGCCCCCGATCCTCGATGCGCCCGCCTATGGCACCGGCGGCTACGCCGTGGCACACGCAGGCGGGGTGATCGGCACGACGCCGCTGCCACGACGTTCCGTCGACCCTGGAGCGTTCGACGGGGTGCCGCGCTTTCATGGTGGCGGCCTGGTGCCGGGCGAAGTCCCGGTTATCGCCAGGCAGGGAGAAGTGATCGGCTGGCCCGAGCAGATGCGCGAGGCCTTCGGGTCCGAGGTCGTGGTCCAGGTGATCGATCAGCGCAGCAGCGGCGCCCGACCGGAGGTTTCCAGTGAACGCGGTCCCGATGGAAAGCGCCTGATCCGGGTGCTGATCCGCGACGAGGTCAACCGCGGCATCGCCCAGGGTGCGTTCGACCAGACCTTGGGCAGCGCGTTCGGCATCAACCGGCGGGGCGTGCCCCGATGACCAATGCCGTATGGCCGGCGTCTCTTCCGCAGGAGCCATTGGTGCAGGGGTTCGGCGAGCAAGCGCCGAACACGGTGATCCGCTCGCAGATGGAGGCGGGTCCGCCCAAGGTGCGGCGGCGGTTCACGGCGGGCGTCCGGAACATCGAGTGCCAGGTGCGCTTGACGTCGGCCCAGGTCGATCTGCTGGATACGTTTTTCGACGCGACCATCGCCGGCGGTGCGCTTCCGTTCGACTGGAAACATCCGCGAAGCGGCACCGCCGTGACCTTCCGGTTCGTCGAACCACCCAGCTACACGCCCGTCGCAAGGGGCTCGCTGTGGCACGCGTCCCTGCGCCTGGAGATCCTGCCGTGAGCCGAAGCTTGTCCCTTGCCGCGCGCCAGGCGGTGAACGCGCAGGAATCCGAGGAGGTCTTTCTTCTGCTGTTGACCCTCGATCACGAGGACCTCGCTGTGCCCATCCGCGTGGTCAACAACACGGAAAACGTGATCAGCCGCGGCGATACCTTCATCGCCTGGCCCTTCGAGATCGCGCTCCCAGACGAGGATCCCGATAGCGTCGCCCGGGTCACGCTTCGTATCGACAACGTCGACCGAGAGATCGTGAAGAACCTGCGGGCGATCTCCTCGCCGCTCTCGGTCGGCCTCGAGGTGGTCATGACCGCCTCGCCCGACACGGTGGAGGCGGGGCCGTTCAATATGACCCTCGTGTCCGCCGAGTACGACGCGCTCACGGTCACCGGCGAGCTTGCCTTCGAGGATGTGCTCAACGAGCCGTTTCCGGGGCACGGCTACGTGCCGAGCGCGTATCCGGGCCTCTTCTGATGTTGCCCAGTTGGGTGAATGCCTATGTCGGCCTGCCGTTTCGCGCGCACGGCCGCGACCGGGGCGGCGTCGATTGTTGGGGGCTGGTGCGCCTGGTGCTCGCCGATCAATTCGGTACGCGACTGCCGTCCTACGCTGGCGGGTACGCCTCCGTCGAGGACGCCGAGGATATCGGCCGCCTGATCCGGGGCGAGATGGGCCCGTGGCACGAGGTCGCCCCCGGCCAGGAACAAGCCGGCGACGTGGTGCTCATGCGCTTGCTGAACCAGCCGATGCACGTGGGCGTGGTCGTGACTCCCGGCTGGATGCTGCACATCGAGGACGCCATCGACGCCTGTCTTGAACCTTATGACGGCGCCAAGTGGCGCCGCCGTGTCCCGGGACTCTATCGCCATGACGGTTGACGTGTTGAACGGCGCCGGCCGCCCTGGGCCAACCCCGGCGCTGCGGCTGATCGCCTGCCCGCGCCCGTTTTCGCACCTGCGCATCGATCGCGCCGTCCCCGTGGGCGGTTCCATCGCCGACATCATGGATTCGCTCGGCCTCGATCCGATCCTCGTGGCCCATGCCCATGTCCGGATCACGGATGGGGCGATGACCGCCGACCCGGTCATGGTGCCTCGGGACCGATGGGCGTGCGTCAAGCCGAAGGCCGGCGCCGTGGTCACGGTGCGCGTCGCCCCGGGCAAGGGGGGCGGTGGCAAGAACCCGCTTCGCACCATCCTGACCATCGCCGTCGTCGCCGCCGCCTTCGTGCTCGGCCCGGCGGTGGGCGCCGCCATGGGGCTGCCGACCGAGGCGGCGGTCTTCGGCCGGACCATCAATCTGGCCGCCGCCATCGGCGGTGCGGCGATCACGCTGGTCGGGAACCTGATCGTCAATGCCATCGCGCCGCCACCGAGACCGAAGCTCGCCGAGCTCTCCATCGGCGGGCCGCAGAGCCGCACCAGCCCGACGCTGGCGATCACCGGCACGCAGAACCGCGCCAACCGCTACGGGGCCGTACCGCGCGTCTACGGCCGCCACCGGGTGTTTCCCACCCTCGCGGCCCATCCGCACACAGAGGTCGAGGGCGACGCGCAATACTTGCGCATGCTGTTCGACTTCGGCTACGGGCCCCTGGAACTGTCGGATCTCCGCATTGGTGCGATCCCGCTCGACCAGTTCGAGGGCGTCGAGACCGAGATCCGGCAAGGCTACGACAGCGACCCGCCGGTCACGCTCTACACCGACACCATCCGCGAGGACCGGTACGCGCTGAAGATCACCGGCGATGGCGGTCCGGAGATCCTGGAGACCCGCGACGGGGCCGACGAGATCATCGTCGATATCACCTTCCGCGGGCTGGTCCGCTTCGATGACGGCGGCAATCGTCAGGACCGCTCCGTCGACATCAAGGTCGAGTACCGGCTCGCCGGATCTTCCGATCCGTGGATCGAGCACGGTACCGCGACCTGCACGGCAGCGACCGAGCAGGTCGTGCGCAGGGGTATGCGCATCGTGACGCCCGCGAGCGGGCGCTACGAGGTTCGCTTCACCAGGCTGACCGCCGACAACACCTCGACCCGCATCCGCGACGACAGCTTCGTCTCGGCCATCCGAACCGCCCAGCACATGGCGCCGGTGAAGGCGACCGGCCGCTGCCTCGTCGCCATGCGCATCAAGGCGACAGACCAGCTGAACGGCGTCGTCGACCGGTTCTCGGCTGTGACGCAGGCCCTTTTGCCGGTCTGGGATGGTGCGCAGTGGACCGAACAGGCGACCCGCCATCCGGCCTGGGCCTATCTGGACGTGCTGCGCGGTGCGGCCAACAGGCGGCCGGTGGCCGACGAGCGGCTCGATCTCGACGCCTTCAAGACCTGGGCCGAGGCGACGCCGGCGTTTACCTTCGACGCGGTGATCGACTACCCGACCACCGTGTTCGAGCTGCTGCGCGACATTGCTGCCGCCGGCCGGGCCGGGTTCGGCATGCGGGACGGCAGGTTCTCGATCGTTCGCGACGTCGCGCAGACCGTGCCGATCCAGCACTTCACACCGCGCAACACGATGGGGTTCCGGGGCATCAAGGTCTTCACCCGGATCCCGCACGGCCTCAAGTGCCGGTTCGTCAATCCGGATCGGGACTGGAGCCAGGACGAGGTGATCGTCTACGCCGACGGTTACAGCGAGACCAATGCGAGCCGCTTCGAGACCCTGGAGCTGTTCGGCTGCACCAGTGCCGATCTCGCCTGGAAGCACGGGCGCTATCATCTGGCGGTCGGCAAGCTGCGTCCCGAGATCTACGAGATCTCCGTCGACATCGACCACCTGGTCTGCACGGCCGGCGATCTGGTCAAGGTCAGCCATGATGTGCCGCTCCGGGGCGGCGGTTGGGGACCCAAATCATGAGCGACAAGACCAAGGATACCGCCGCCACGGCGGAACCGATCGCGGCGGCCGATGCTCCGCAGGCGGACACCGTCACGACCGAGCAGCTGGGCACCGCCTCCGACGCGCCGGCCGGTGACAGCGGCACCGTGGAGACGCGGACCGCGGCGCCCGTCAGCGAAGCCACCGAGGCCCCACCCGCGAACACCGACGCACTGGTCGCGGAGGCGTGCAATGCCGAGCGCGAGCGCATCGCCACCATCCACGACCTCGCCGCCCGTCTCGGACTTGAGAGGTCGGTCGCCGACGATCTAGTGACCCGCGGGGTGGACCTCGACGAGGCGCGCCGCGAGATCCTCGATGCGCTGGCCGGTCAGTCCGAGGAGACCCCCACCTTCGGTCACGTTTCGGCGCCCTTGGGCGGCCGCGACGAGACCGTCACCCGCCGCGAGGCGGTGGCGGGTGCGCTCCTGCATCGCTACAGCCCGACGCTGTTCGCGCTCGAGGACGCGGCGCGGCAGTTCCGCGGCATGACGCTCATGGAGCTTGCGCGGGAGAGCCTCGGCGAGGCCGGCGTCAACACCCGCGGCATGTCCCGCGACAAGGTCGCGACCCGTGCGCTTCATTCCACCTCGGACTTCCCCGAGATCCTGGCGGCCGTGACCAACAGGACGCTCCGCCAGGCCTACGACGCCTATCCCAGGACTTTCCTGCCCTTCAGCCGCCAGGTGCTCGCCACCGACTTCAAGGCCATGCACCGGGTCCAGATGGGCGAAGCCCCGCAGTTGCTCAAGGTCAACGAGGGCGGCGAGTTCAAGCGGGGCACGCTCGCCGAGTCCAAGGAGAGCTACCGCATCGAGACCTACAGCCGGGTGGTCGCCATCACCCGCCAGGTGCTGATCAACGACGATCTCGACGCCTTCACCCGGATACCGGCCATGTACGGAAACTCCATCGCCCAGCTCGAGAGCGACGTCGTCTGGGGCATCGTCACCGGCAATCCGAAGATGGCCGACAACAAGGCGCTGTTCCATGCCGATCACGGCAACCTCGCCAAGACCGGAACCGCGCTCGACGTCGATGGGGTGGGTGCGGCGCGCCCCGGGATGGCGAAGCAGACCGGACTCGACAAGAAGACCGTGCTCAACATCCGGCCCATGTATCTGCTGGTGCCGGCAGCCTTGGAGCTCAAGGCCGAGCAGCTCTTGTCCGACACCCTGGCGCCGGACGAGACCGGGCGCGTGGTGCCGCGCTCGATCCGCACGCTCACCACCGTCGCCGAACCCCGGCTCGATACCGAGAGCACCATCGCCTGGTACCTGGCGGCGAGCCCGATGCAGATCGACACCATCGAGTACGCCTATCTCGAGGGCCAGGAGGGCGCCTATGTGGAGAGCCGCAACGGCTTCGACGTCGACGGGGTCGAGA